GGTCAGGGCTATCTTGCTCAGCTTGGATTGGGTGGCGCACAGGTTGATGTTAATGCACAGAAGGCATCGACTGAGCTTAAGGGGAATATTATTAACTCCATCCTTGGTAACGCAGGCGGTCTTTGGAAATCAATCTTTGGAGGATAAGTAAGATGGCGGGAAAAGATGAGTCAGCAAGACTCCAAGGAATGCTCAGCGAGATAGCCGGGACGGTTGGCGAGATGGGTGCTGGTCGTGATTGGGGAGCTAATGCAATTCGCCAGATTGCTCGCCCTGATAATCAGGCTATGTTTCGTGGTGAGGAGTTTGGTTTAGACAACTCTGCAAACCTAATGAAGATGGGGCAGTGGGCAGAGCGTAATGGCTTTGACGATAAGTCGCGTCAGTACTTGACGCTTGCCGAAGATTATCGCAAGAGGGAGACTGAAGAAGAAAAGGCGAGGCGTCTCCAAGTAGGGCGGTCATCTGTAGCCAGCCTTCAAAATGAGTATATGCGCGTGCTGAAAGACCCCACCCTCATCGGGAGAGACCGAGATGCAACGCTAGCCGATCTTCAGGGCAGGATGAATGCTATTGCTGGCACGGTTGAAGGCATGGACCCCGTAAGGGTTGGTCAGATTGGTCAGCAATCCGAGGCCGCAGATTTGGCTCGCCGTGATCGGGAGCAGTCTATGGATCTGCAAGCGCAGGCCAATGAGAGGGCTTGGGCGTCTTTTAACCTGACAGAAGAGGCGGCGGCTCGCGCGGAAGCACAGCACCAAGAATGGGTTGCAACTGCTGATTATCGCGCCACGGAAAGACTAATAAAGCAGAATGAAGGTCGCTACAACATGGGTGTTAGGGCGGCTAAAGCGCTGGCTGGAACCGAGGGCGGGAAGGAGAAATTCCTTTCCAACCCAGCTTATGCGGATATGGAGGGGGTGTGGAACGCAGTCTCTCGCCAAGTTGAACAACAACAGCTTGAACTTGAAAACGCTAAAGAGCAAGCAAACCAAAACAAGTATCAGTGGACGGACAAAAAGCTAGAGGAGCTTGGGCTTGGTGAAACAGAAATTAAACAGCTTAATGCTTTAGCAGAGGTCAATCCCGGCACGGCAAACAAGATGGTGCTTAATCATTTAGAGCGACAGTATGCGGCGGCAGAGCCTCCGACTTCTGCAATGCTTGGCCTGTTTGAAGCGGCGGCACTTGATTACATTGAAAAAGAGAACATCAATGTAGATCCGAACGGCCTTGACTCTGAGGAGGATAAAGAGAAAGCGGCGGGAACCTTGGCCCTTAAAATGGCTGATCGCTATATGGCTACCGGAGGCAATATCCAAGAGGCTTTGAAGGTGATTAGCGCTGAGTCTGTCAGTGGAGAGAGCGCCGGAGAAGCTGAGAGCGTAGCGGAGCAGACTGCCAGAATCATAGCCGAGGCTTTGGCGGCTCAGCAAAACGCGGCTGACCCAGATCAATGAGCGCCAGAGAACAGCTTGCCGAAATAACGCGGATGGAGGAGCAAGCCGCCGCGCTTGGTCTTGCCGATCAGCTTAACGAAAACTTTGCCATCATGCGGCGAGAAGCTGTTGCGACTGGTAGCGGGTGGGACAAGCAGAACGAAGACCTTGAGGGCCAGCTTGCAGAGAAAGACCAGCGAAGCCAAGCAAACAAAAAGGATCTTGAGAGGCGACAGGAGGAAGCGCAGAAAGACCTTGATGAGATTGCCATCATGGAGGCTCAGGCAAAAGAGCTGGGCATATATGACAAGCTGGAGGAAAACTTTTCCATCATGCGGCGCGAGGCCGTTGATGATTTAGAGGTCGGCTCTGAAGTCCTTGGCTTTATTAACTCTGCCCGAGAGGGCGCATCGTTCGGCGTTCTGGGTGATGAGGCGCGGGCGGCTGGGCGACTAGCCCCATACCTCATGCTATCTGCCTACACCAAGGCCCTGCCTACTGATCTGCTTGGCGAAAAATATACCGAGTTTGTCGGTGATGAAAGGGCAAGAGAGAAAGAGTTTGTGGATGACCACGGCGCGGCAGATTTTATTGCTCGCTTTGGGGGTGGCCTTGCGTCCGGCTCTGCTTTGAGCAGAGCATTCGGCGTGGGGCAGTCAGCTAAAGAAGGTGCGCTGAGGCAGGGCGGCGCGGCTGGAATAGAGGGTTTTCTGTACGGATTCAGCGAAGGGGATGGTGACTTTGAAAAGCGTCTAGTAGACGGGTTGAAGCTAGGTGGCGGTACTGCACTGCTTGGCTCTGGGTTCGGCGCTATTGCTGGCAGGGCTGAAGGCAACATCGCCAAGAATGAGGCTCAGAGACAAGAGCTGTTAAAGATCCGGCAGAAAAAAGTAGCTGAGTTAAACAGGCCAACGTCAGATAGCAATGAGGTCATAGATCAGGCGACACGCTATCTCAGTGAGGTGGCTGAAGACTACACCCGCCAGACGGGGAAGCCTTTGACCGGCGCTGACTACGGTATTGCCCTGCGGAAAATGCAACAGGAGACAGGGCTTTCTACCAAGCGCTTGCGCCATGCTGAAATGGAAACAGGCAGAGAGTTAATTGATTTCCGCAAGGCAACCCTTGAGGAGTTAAGGGCCAAGAACAGCACGCTGGCAGATGAGGTCGGGTTTACTGGTGATGGATATAACCCCAGCAAGCTGAAGCGGTGGGTTACTAAGGCAATCAGGCCGCTAGCAAAGCACGGCGAGCAGTGGGTGAGCAAGTCGTTCGGCGGCGCTATTCAACGCACAGCAGGCAAAATTGTCCAGCGGCAGTATTTTGCTGAAGAGGCAATGAAGACTCAGCCGATACTTAATTTTCAGAAGGTTTCCGCTCAGGACGGGGAGATACAGCGCCGCATCCTCAATATGTCCAACATTAAAAAGAAGAATCCAAACAAAAATTTTGATGAACGAAAGGAACAGCATGACGCTTTGGTTGCCCACATCAGGAGAGAGTATGGCGATCAGGCCGACGATCTTCTTGATGGAATGAAGCAGATACAGGCTCAGCTACAAAAAACCAATGCGGGGTTACGCCGGAGCGTTGACGGCGACATCCCTCAAGATCCTTATTACTGGCCCTCCGTGTTTAAAAAGGATGGCGGTTATGCAAGCGAGAGGGGGCCGTCTAGCCGCCAGAATTTTACCTCTGAATACGAGCAGAACAGAAATCTTCTAGAGGTGGGTGATTCGCTTTTGCCTAACTACGAGGAGCCTGTTATCGCGGCGATGTCTCATATCAGGAAGGCTATCGCGCAAACGGAAGCGTTCGATCAAATGAGGCTCAAAAATTACGCCGCTACTCGAGCGGAGCTGAGAGCGGCAACTCAGCAGGGAACCAAGAAGCAACGCAATGAGGCTAAGCGTAAGCTGGATTCATTTGAGAATCAGATTCGTACTGGTCAGCGCCTTCAGATGGAGATGCAGAACGCGCTTAAAGATCAGGGCGCTGGTACGCAGGCTCAGATGGCGGCAGGCGACACGCTCAACACTCTGATTGTCTACGGTCAAAGAGGGCCGGATGCGTGGCTTTCAAACCTTAGAAAAGCCGCGTACATGGGAACAATCGGCAACCCGTACTCCGCAGTTTTAAACCTTGGTGACATTGCTAACTCGTTTGTCAACTTTGGTGCAGAGAATACTGTTGCGGCAATGAAGGATCTGTTCGCCAAGAAAGGTATTGCTATGACGGTGGAGGATGTTGGCCTTGCTAATCAGGCAACGGGCGAGTTCCTTCAGGAAAATGTTGGCAAATGGACTCAGCGCTTCAGTGCCGCGTCAGATCAAGTGTTTCAGAAAAGCGGCTTCCGCGCAGTCGATCAGTTCGGCAAGAACGTAGCCATGAACGCGGCTCTCAAGAAGGGGAAAGAGTTAATTCGCAAGGGCAAGTTTGATGATGAATGGGGCTTTGCGTTCACGCCGAATGAGATGGCTCGCCTCAAGCGCGATTTAATGAAGGGCGAGAAAACCGATATTGTTACAGAGTTTGCCGCCGCCAACATCGCCAGACTCCAGCCTTCTAATATGGCGCAGATGCCTAAGTGGTACTTGGAGCATCCTAATTGGCGCGTACTTTGGATGCTGAAGACGTTTGCCATGAAGCAGATTGACCAGCTTGAGCGTCTTGTTGTGCAGGAATGGAAGAACGGCAACAAGAAAGACGCGATGAAGAATGCGCTGGCGTATATGTTTGTGGTCGGTGGCACTAATGCCGCGCTGATGGAGGGCAGGCAGGCAATCAAGGGTGATGTGCCTGACCCAGCAAACTTCCCTGCGCGTTACAGGGATTGGGCGCTAGGCGTTGCCTCAATTAACTTGCTATCCAGCTACCAATTTGAGAAGTCGCGGCAGGACGGGGCGGCGGCGCTGGTTCCAAGCATTACCCCAATCGGCGAAATGGTCATGGCTCCGGCGGCAGACGTAATTACCTATGCCGGTGATCCTGACAAGATGGATGAGTTCTTAGAAGACAGCGAAACCCTTGGCTGGCTACCGTTTGGCAGGCTGGTTCAAAGCTGGATAGAGGATGATTAGTAATCAATCCTTTTTGCGGTAGCCCTGTCGGTACAGCTCAATCAACTCCACCAGCTCAGCCGGTGGGGTTTTATCTTTGGGGTGTTCAATGATAACGGCGAATATAATCTTGCCGTCTTCGTCGCCAAACCACCATGTCTTATCAACCCATCCTTCAATCACAGAAAGTCCTCCAGCGGTAGCACTCCGGTGACGCCGCATTCTCTGGCCTGTAAGCAAATGTCATATTGATGTTTCCAGTGGGCGCTCAGCTCCCCCTTACCCTTGGTCTTGCGGTACATCTTGGCTAGCTGAACGTCATCACGTAGCTCGCGCAGTCTCTCCCGCTCCCAATCAGTCAGGAGTCGCTCCATCCAGTGACCGCTCTCAATACGGTGACAACCCATACAGGCTGGACGAGCATTGAGAGTCGAGAAGCGAACGCTCCAGTGGCCGCGAGAATATCCATGACTGCAATCCAATCCCTGATGATTGTGATGATACTTAGTCCCGCACCGGCAACAGGTCCAATCGTAGCTTTCCCGTATCGCCAAACTGAACCACTTATCCGCTTGGGTAATTTTGATGCCACCCATCAGAAATACCCCCTCTCAATTAACTGAAATATCAACGTCAACAAGAAGACGCCTAGAAGCGACCACAGGGCCTCGTTATCCCAACCTATGCGATGCCATTGCCTAAGTAATATCTTCCTAGCACGGCTCATATACGGCCTCCTGTGGGCTGTCCTTGGAATAGTTGTGGCATTTGCATGGCAATCCCGGTGTTCTGGGCTAGTGCATCCAGCAAAATGTCCACGGATTCGGACAGCTCCTTGGTGTCGAGGTCGGATGAGTGTTGTTTGCTGTACACCTTGTCGAGAATGGGCAGGTAGAAGATCTCCTTCACTGCTGTTTCGGAGTAGGGAATCTCCATCTTTCCCCAAGGGTGGGGTCGGGTGTAGCCAGCGTCATTCAGTTCCTCTGCAATCTGACGAAACAGCAGGTGCAGGGCATTATTTTGGGATGAGCTTCTTGTCTCGCGCTTGATGGAATAGCGGCGCTCAGTACCCTCCTCAAGCTGATCCATAACAAACTGACAAAACCTTTTTGCCGCATCACGGCTATCAACCAGCCAGCTCTCGCCGCTCATCGGACACCCCCCATCGCTTAGTCACCCATTCTCTGCGCCAAGCCACGTTTTCATAGGTGACCCACTGCGTTACGGAGTCCTCTGCCCCTACGATGCGGAAGTAATCCTGCGAGACACCCATGACAATGGCTTGCCTAGCCCTCGCTTTCTCCCAGCCGAAATGCTCACAGAGCTGGGCATGAGTGAAGTCACGGGGGAATGCCTGACGAATCTTGGTAATGTCTTCCAGTGCTGTGCCGTTGAAGGTCATACCTCTTCACCCCGCTTGTTCTTGTCGTAGGGCAGGGCGGTCATTTTCTCTGACGCCTCGGCAACCATCCGCTTGATTGACTCAAGGTTGGCATCCTTGTGCGCCTCAATGTCCTCTGGGGTGATTGTGATGCTGTTTGGTCGGATAGGCTGACCCTCGCACCTGTTGCAAAACTCAAGCCAGCCCTCAAATTGAAGGCCGCGCCTCATGGATATCTTTGACCAATCAGGCTTACTGCCGCCGTCCCAACCGTCCAAGACGTTATGGGCATACCGCGCCCGCCACGACTCTCCTCTAGCGTGAACAACTTTAAGCATTCGCCAATCAGACTTGTCTCCGCAGGATTGGCAGACGCCGGGGGGTTGCTGAAACCCGGAAGGTTTGTAGGTGTCTGGTGCATCAAACATGGTATTTGCCCTCAAATATCTTTGCGTAATTGGCTGGCTTGGTTATCCACTCAAGGTCGGCACGGAACGGGGGCTTCCCGTCACGGCCCTCAATGCCGCCGGTTAGGAATTTGGATTGGCTGACGTAGCCGAAATACTTTTCCCAGACTTCAATGCTGGGGAGGTCACCCTCGCGCCACCTCTGCTTAATGTATCCCTCCCTCTGCTTGGTCAGCTTGCGAACAGGGGGGAGCATGGGGAGAATCTGGTGATACAGCCCGACAATCTCTTGAACGGGAATCTTTGATGGGGGACTACAGGGGGTTATTGTTTTATGTTTGTTATCATGTAGAACAACCGGCGATTCCGCCGCTTCTGAACCGGCGATTTCGCCACTTGCATCCGGCGATTTCGCCACATGAAGAAACTCGGGGGCTACAGACCAGTACGTTGTTCGATTAAAGCGTTCGGGTTGCCTCGTAACTACATGATTAGCCTCAACTAACCCCTTCATTATTCGCCTTAGCTGGTCTACGGACAGGTATTGATGCCACTCGGCCAGTGATTCATAGCTGTGTCGCACCCACCATCTGCCATCAAAATAGTATTCATCCCCCCCTTGGATTGCTCGCTGAGTCTGAAGGTAGCCAAGGTTGTACAGGACGATGGCCTGATTGATCCCCAAGCGAGCCGCTACCTCTGGATTAAAATGGTGTGTCATTGGCACATCTGCTTCTCTTGCCGCACATACTCAGCACTGAGCCAATACTCGCGGGCCTTTTTGTATTCCTTCTTGAGCCTCCTTTTGCGCTTCTTAAGCCGCTCTATTTCTTGGATGACAAAAATCATTTCCATTTCTACTTCGTAATGATGTCTATTCATATCCGACTAGCCTCAGTTAAATGAAAGGCCGGTTTTGATAATCCAGACCGGAAACTGGAATCCACGGGAGTGGAGTACACTCTGCCCCGTGGACAGTGGGGGTATGCTCAGCTTTGACTTTCCACGGCCTCTGCTGGTGTATCCCCCTGTCCGCTCTCAGTCATGAAGGGCGAGTTGCCCCGCCACTGTCGCGGCTCCATGACGCTCCTTCAGCTTCGCGGCTTCTTCAGACGGAATCGCTGGACTGCTAACCATCTTCTGAATGCGATCAGAGTTGGTCTTCAGTGCGGCGCGATTAGTCTCAACAGCCTTCATAGCGTTCAGGCTCATCAGTAGGTCAGGACAGTCGGCCTCGCTTACAAAGCGAACGCCAACGGCGCGGCCCTGAAAGCCACCGTTGCCGAAACATACGATACGACCCAGCGCAATTTTGTTGATTGCCTCTTGGTCATACTGCTTCGGCGTTAGCCCATCTTCCTTGTACTCACCGGGGATGATGTCACCCACAGCAGGCAACGATGTGCCGGCGTTGGGCCGGTGAAATCGCTTTGATGTGTAGTGATAATCAACGTCCATGTCCCCAGCGGCGGCTTGACAAATATCACGGAAGCTAGAGGAAACGATGTTCCCCACCTCTGTGAGAATCGTCGCTCGCATAGCCGGACTGACTGCGGGACTAACACTGTCATCCACCATCTGCTCCACAATCTGGTCGATTGTCGGGGCGGTGACACCCATTTCGTACAAGTCCGCTATGACTGACGCGGCTTCAGACACCATCCTTTTACGGTGTGTCATTCTTTCTCTGTTGGTCATTACTGACCTCCTATCATCTTGACGCTTTCGCGTACTTTCTGAGCGGGGCGTTTATGCAGGGCCGCTCGTAACCCTGCACACCGAGACTCCAAGCCAGATAAGGCTAAGCTCAGGGACTCAAGTGATTCTTCGTCGAGGTGCTTTGAGAACTTGGCAATCTCTGCCACGGCCAGCCCTTGTTGGCTGTCATCGGTCAGCAGTTTGCTCAGTGAATTGGCAAGGGACTTGGCTTTGCGGTTGATCTCTGGCAATTCCTCTGTCTTGCCGAATGGATTAGCCGCTTTGTATGCCTCCTCTGATGCGCTCCGTGTGCTGATAGTCCCTTTGCGGAACCCGTCAGACAGGGCGGTGGTTACTTTCTTGGCTGTCTGCGCGACTTCTTTCTCAGCCTCTTTCGCAGTCGCTTCGTCGCCCCGCTTTCTGGCTATCTTGGCCCGCGTTTCAGCACCCTTGGTGTGACGCGTAACAAGCGTGTTAGTAACTGACGCCTGCCCAGCCGACAACCCTTTAAAGGTTTCTGGCTTGGCCTTTCCTGATTCAATCAGCGCAAGGGAATGAAGCGCAGTCGTAACCCTGTACTCATTCCAGCCAAGAAATTCGATCAGCATCCCGGCGGTGTACGGATGGTCACTAGGCGCCTCGGCACCATCTAAGATTGCAAAATTAGGCGCATACCGAATAGAGGTTTTTGCTGTTCTTGCAGGCAGTTTGCCAAGGTCGATGCGCCCATCGGCGTAGCCCTTGACGATTGCGCGAACAGTCTCCTGCTCAACGTCAGCATCGGAGCCCCACTCCTCCATGTTCTCAGCCGCCATGATCTTTGCCATATCTGTATCTGATAGATCACGGATGATGAAATTAAATTCTTTGGTGGCGGGGTAGACTGATCGCAGGGCTTCAAGCCGATGATGTCCGTAGGCAATTTCGATGCCGCCTTTCACCTCTCTGGCTACGATGTTCTCCCAGAAATCAGTGTCCTGAATAGACCGCTTGAGAGCTTCAAGTTTGTCCTGCTTGCAGGGGTACGTTTCCATATCCCGAAAGGGATTTGAGCGCACGTTTTTCAGTTTAACTTTCATGGTTGATTACCTTTCTTTCGATGCCGGTGAGCTACCGGCTGAGCATTGCCACATCCTGTGGCGAATTAGGGCCAGCATTTATCCGACAGGGGGCTGGCTAACCTGCGCTCACTGATGAGGTCAGCCGGATTCGATAGACCATTCAGCGATGGAAACCTTCTCGCCGTAGCGGTTATGCACGGTCTTCATCTGGGTCTTAATGGGATGCCCGTCAGCGCGCAGTTCAGAAATGCGGGCAGGGGCTTCAAGCACTCCAAGCCGTGACCAGCTCACCAATCGGTTGAGTGTCTGTCCTTGCTGGAGGTGGTGAAGGATTCGTTCTTTCTGGCTCATCATGGTTGTGTCCTCATCCGTAAGCTGTATACCCAATGGTTGCTAAGTAGGGTCATCATGGCACATGTTGCTAGAGGTGGTCAACAGTAAACAAATGTTGCGTTTGGTGGTTGTAAAAGTTTATTGAAAATGGTTAGCTAGCCAATCTTGCAGTTCAAGCAGGTTAGCGTATTCATGCGTTATGGCATCCTGAACAGGCTGTGCAAGGTGGGATGCGTCCTCCGCATCAAGGTATTCGAGTCGTTGTTTTACTAACGTACTCATTATCATTACGTGAGCGGAGTCAGGCATTTCAAAAGTGTCCTAATCTGTGTAAGCGGTTGGGATAAACTAAAAGATACACCATGTATCGGGAATGTAAATATGCCAGACGAAAATTTGTCACCAATTGCACCGTTGATGTCTGAGGTGTTTGCCGACAATCTGAAACAGTTTATGGAGCAAAACGACATCAGCACTAACGGTGTCGCTTTACGCTCTGGGATCGCGCAGAAGACGCTGTGGGTCACGATCAACAAGAAGAACATACCGACGCTGGATACAGCAAAGAAAATGTGTGACGCGCTGAACGTCGATATGCGAGTGATGATGAGCCGTTTACTACAGCCCTCAGAATTAAATCGCACCAAGATTATTGGCAAGGCCATCGACTCTTTGATTTCTCTCCCGACAGAAAGGGTCGCGGCGGTCCGTGAGGTCATGGACGCCTTCTCTAAGTAAGCAAGCCTTGCATTAAGCACATCTTACTGACACAATAGTGACAAGCCCCGATAAGTCGGGGTTAGTTTTGCATATCCCATGTCACATATTGCTAGGAGGGCATTGTGAGCAAGAAAGATGACGGCGTGGTTAATATCCACGGAAAGCAATATCTCACTGTCGCGAGGCGAACGAACGATTTTCGCGAGCGGCATCCTGATTTCGGTATTCACACGGAAATCTTGTCTATTGATGACGCCACGGTGGTGTGTCGGGCAGTGATTACTGATGAGGCTGGTCGCCAAATCTCTTCCGGCATTGCAGAGGAGAGTCGAACGTCCAGCCGAATCAATCAGACATCAGCGGTTGAAAACTGTGAGACATCTGCTGTCGGCAGGGCGCTTGCCTTCTTCGGTATGGCAGGTACAGAGATAGCCAGTGCTGATGAGGTGGCTGGTGCTATCAACCAGCAGAACCAGAACGCGGTTGATGAGGGGTTGATGGCTCACGCTGTTGCCGTTCGCGAAAACCTAGATGAGATCCACATGATGAAAACCGCCATGCAGGAGGAAGACTTTATGACTGCGGCTGGCATCTTTATGGATTGGGATGAGGACACGCTACAGGCATTGCGCCGTGCGCCTTCAAAGGGCGGGGTGTGGACAACATCAGAGGTCGCATTGCTGAGGGCTGATGGCGCTGTCGGCAAGTGTGTATCAACGATTAAGAAGCAAGACTATGCGGAGGCTCGCGCGTGAAGGCAATCAAGAAACTGATGGTTCCGAAAGGGGAGTACACCGACAAGCAGACCGGCGAGACCAAGACTAGCTGGCTCAACATCGGGGTGCTTCAGTCGGACGGTAACGGAAAGTACAAGGTCAAGCTGGACAGCATCCCTGTCGGGGAGTTCAGCGGATGGGTCGAGTGCTTTGATATTGAGCCGCGACAGGGCGGTCAGGGTGGTGGTTCTAACAAAATGGCAGGGTGGGATTAATGGATAACAGCGCATTTTTTAAGCACAGTGAACTGCTTGAGTTCGCAGGGGTAAAGCAAGTGGATTCGCTAATGCGATGGTTAGATAAGCAAAGTATCCCCTACTTGGTTGATGCCAAGGGAAGACCAAAGGTAAAGTACGCATCCGTTGAGAAACATTATGTGACCAAGGATGCCGAGGAAGAAAGAATCGGGTTTGCCCCCGTACACCAGTAGGGACAAAGTTCGGGGCGTTGTTTTCCGTCCTTACATGGGGAGGGTGGATGGCAAAATCAGGTGGGGTTCTAGAGTTTGGCTCGCCCCACTTGATGCCCCTCTTTCAGAAGTCTGGGCCGAGTATGAAGCCCTCCATACAGAGCAACAGCACACCGTAACTTGGCTACTGCAAACCTATTTCGGTAGCCGTCAGTTTAATAACCTTAGAGTCAAGACCCAGACTGATTACCGCAGTCGCGCCAACACCCTACAAAATAAGCTGATGACTAACGGCAAGCCGTTCGGTCAATTGCTGTTAACACGGGTAGACCGCTACCTTTTGCGTGAATACCTAGACTTGAGCAGTCATCCGGTCAGCGCCAATCGGCAGATAGCAGTGCTGAGTTCGGCGTGGGCATGGGCGCTAGAGCGGTACAAGATTCCCCCCAATGCCTGCAAGGAGGTGAAGCCCAACAAGGAAAAGCCGCGTACTCGGTATGTGAATGACCAAGAATACCGCAGGGCAAAGAGCCTTGCTCCTCTCTGGTTGCAAGTCGCGATGGACTTATCGTATATCTGCCGCGCTAGGAGGGGAGAGGTGCTAGCCCTAACCCTTAACGACATTCAAGCCGATGGCCTTTTGATTAACCGCAGTAAGGGCAGTAAGGCTGAGGTTACGCAATGGACTCCGGCGCTTCGGTCAGTGGTCGAGAGGGCGAGGGCGTTGTCAGGGTCGGGGGAATACTTGGTCAGGACTCCTGCCGGACATATCCGTGTGCCGCAGTTTGATTCCGCTTGGCGCAGGCTGATGACAAAGGTAGCTGAGGCAGGCGGCGCAAAGTTTTCGTATCACGACATCAAAGCCAAGGGCCTATCAGATATGCATGAACCTTGGGCTGGTCACAAGTCCGAATCAATGCTGGATACTTACGTCAGAACACCAAGAAAAATCACCCCTGATTACGCAGATGATGCTGACGTTTAAATTCTGTTACCCACAGTGTTATCCCACAAAGGCGAGTTAATTATTTAGCCTCCCCTCTAGGCCGCATAAACACTAGGTTTGATGGCGCGGAATAGAGGATTCGAACCTCTGACCTTCGGTTTCGTAGGCCGACATACAATGCTTTCAGGGCAATGCCTACAGCCCGATTATGGGATAAAACGAGGGAGTATAGATTAGCTTGAAAGCTAGGCTTGGCGGGACTTTTATCCCACACAAACCTAGTAATATTTGCAACGGTTCCGCATCAGGAAACGCGCCACACTCGGTAACTGTCTTCGCCTTCTGGGCGGCGACTAATCCGGTAATCCTCGGGAAGCCATCCGGCCTTTCGTTGCTGTTGCACAGCGGCCCCCACTCTGGGCGCGTCAGCGCGACTACAGGCAAAAGAATCTCCAACCTCTAGGTCAGACAGCCATGCCCATTTAGACCCCCTCACGCGCTCCGGTGTGGTCACGGGGATGCCTTTCTCAATTGGTGGTTTAATCATTGCCGCCTCTCCTCATTGCTGAATTAATAAACCATGTTGCACGGGGCGAGTCCCCGCCTATGTTCCATCGGATAGGAACGTCAGACTCAACAGCTATACCGCCATCGTAATATTTCCATGCGTATACAGTGGCTCGCACCGTCTCCCCTTCAGCGTCAGTGAATGACAGTCCCCACTCATGCGAGACTTTCTCGGATGGGTCGTAATCAATCCAATCAGGTTTTCCAAATGCGTGAACCAGATCAGAGTATTTCGCGGTGGTGTACCCTTGCAGGCACGTTCCCGAAATATTTTCGCATTTCTCAAATTTAAGCATTTCAATTTCCTCAATTAGCAACAAGTGAATAGGCGCAGACAATAAAAAACAGAAACATCGCCGCGCCTACCCAATCCGAATTAATCACGGGCGCAATTCCTCGCAATCGATGCAAGCGCCGTAATCATTTATGAAGCCAGATTCTTCAATCTCTCCGCACACTTCGCACTGGCTGAAGTTGTGCGGGATATCTTCGGCATTTGGGCAGTGGGGATGGTGACCATTTACCCGCCCGCATTCTCCGCACAGGTTCATATTCCCACCCCCTCGCGATAGTCGGCTGTTTGCTCGGCTTCAATTGCTCGGCGGGTAATCTCCGCGCGCGCGTCCTGAGTCAATAAGACTTGCTCGGCGTATTCGGTTTGCGGTTGATTGCGGAGCCAAAGGCGAGCGCTCCAAACCATCCGGTTTATTTGTTCGGGACTGAAGTCAGCGAGAGTTTTACCCCTCGCCGCGTCCATTGTTATCCAATAGTGGCGGGCGTCTTCCTGTAGCCCGTGAACGTATTGCCCTATCTTGCTCATGCCGCGCCCCTCCGCGTTTTGGCTAAACACTCTCCGACGATGTTGCGCATGATCTCGCGCTCCTCATGATCGTGATCTAGTTGCGCGGATAGGTTTGCATTCATGGCGAGGTGCATTCCTTCGCGCTTGAGTCGGGCCAATTCCTCAACTTGCGCCAGTGTCATCTGGACAAAGGCGCGCGTGATTAAATCGGTTTCGTTATTCATGGCTAAATCTCCCTATTCAGATATTACTAGGTGGGGCCGCAATTAAGCGGCCTGAGTTTGGTTTTCGGGTTGCAACCCGTGAAGATGGTTGCAAGCGTCTTGTGCGAGCTTGCCAGCGCTGAATATGTACTTGGTGTCAGACTTCAGTGCCGCCAGCCAATTGCCGATGTATTTCACATGGTCAACCCGCATCGTTGTCTCAATGCCCAGATCCGCGCACATGAGCATTGCCCCGATCTCCGCGACTAATTCCTCAAACGCATAGCCGCGCTTGCTTCGATCATCTGAGCGATTGCAACGCGACTTGTGGCCGGTCCAGTGTGTCAGCTCATGCAAGTAAACCGAATAGTATGCTTCGGTCGCCGTGCGGGTGCTGGTAGCGTGGAATAACTCTTTGCGCGGCATGGTCACCGCATCCAGCGCTGGGGTATAATATGCGCGGCCTTGATCGCTGTGGGTGATGGTCGCGCCAAGATTAGAAATGAACGCTTCAACGTCCGCGCAAGTGTCAACATCTGAGCGCTTTTTGATCGCTGGCGGCATCCATGGTTTAGCCGGAATGGGCGACTTGTGAGCGCGCTTTAGCTTGGCGTCTGATTCGGGGGTGCGGAGCGTGACGGATTCAAATGACCAAACCGCTTTTGAAGTGAACCCGCCTACGCGCCATTCATCTTTGCCGCTGGGTGACTTGTCCGCGTCAACTTTGAATTTTTTTGGCATGGCAAGGTAAAAAGTTGCCGAGTCTGTCACCTGATAGCCAAGGCGCGCCCACCCATCATAGGTGCTGTAAAACGTGACGCCCATCATCATCGCTGTGAAAGCATTGGTTCCGGTTGCCGCGTGTCCCGTGTCGGGGTTATACGGTCTGCACCCTGTAGACTTGAATGGCATTTCAAATGAGTTGGGATCGAAATCCGGAGCCGATACCGCGTCCGCTATGGCTTGCAGTTTGTCCGCGATTTGATCGTTTAATCGTGCTGTGTGGTCAATCTTTGACATGGTGTGATTCCTCTTTTTGTGAGCGTTGTGGGGCCGCTTATGCGGCGATGTTGTGGATTGTCCAAAGCTCGCCATTCTCAAAGTAAGCTTGCTCGGCAACCATGTTGGCATGCTCTATAGCGTCCGCGATGCTGTCAAAAATTCGCATTAACGGGCCAGCGTTTTGTAACAATGCGTTATCGCACCAGCAAACTTCAAAGCCGCCTTGTGTGCTTGGCTGAATTGTTATTACTTGATCTTGCATGGTTATAAATCCTCATGTTGTGAGCGTTTGCCAGTGTTGGCATCTAGAAAGCCCGCGCGGCGTCATCCGGTGCGGGCGTTGGGCTTGGTGGTATTACCAGCGGCGGCGGTCAATCATGCATTCAATGCTCACCTGTTTGGTGATTGCAGATATAAATTTCATATGTGTTGTATGTGGTCATATCAAAGTACCTCTATCAGTGAGCTAGTGAATGCTGGGATAACACCCAACAATGCGAACGGTACATGAACGGAAATAGTGTGTCAAGTAATAATTGAAATTATTTTTATCCCCACAGTCGCCGCTGTTATTTGGTCTTTTTATTCAGGCGTACAGAGAGCGTACAGAGAGCGATACAGACGCCCCATTATTTAGCTGGTCATTGGTAGGGTGTGGCACGATCTAACCATCTGAGCGCATTGGGGAAACCTGACAGTGGGTTGGCGTCAAATCATGGGGAATGGCACAGCGTTGCCGCCAGCGTCCAGTGCTTTACTGATTACCAATACCTATAGACTGATATAGGAAGCCCCGAATCAAACCCCCAATACCATCCAGCGGCCTTAATACTAATTGGTGGCCTTAATACATATCAGTGGGTGCTCTTCTGAAACCCACTATTCCAAGACGGGACGGGATCACAAACCGCATACGTAAGCCATTCTAACTGCCGTAAATACATGTATGAGGAAGTCACAGCTGGATTTTGCCTGACCTCGGAACCCATCAACGGTGCGGGCTTCAGCGATAGTGACCACTAGCTACTTGCTTGTTGCAAACAAGTAATTGCCTGCCTGCGTTGGGCCGGGGGGAGGGGGTTGCGCGCGCCGATTTCCTCCGGTTCCCACTCTCCCTTACTAAAGCGAAAACGCTGAAACCCACGTGGCTGTATGTCTGAGACGGCGTTAGCCTGTTCGGAGCCAAAGGCTCTGTAACTGAATTGGGGTGTTTTTCGGAGGGGTTGCGGGGTTAGTCAGATATGTATACTATGGCGACACTTACTTGTTTGGAACAAGTGTTTTGTCCCTAGAAGACAAGTGTGCTGAGAGAAAGGAAGTCAATGTCCGTAAGCGTGGCAGGGAGGATGCTCGCCGCGAGAAAAGGGAATTGTCTAAGCTATCTAGGGAGGAGCAACGTCATCGGTTGTCTCTTCTGCGCACTGAGTTTCTGACTCACTCATCTTTAGATCGCTTTGTGGAAAAGCTGTTTGCCATGGCCTTGGATGACGAACACTCAGGCCAAGCCGTTGCCATTAAGATCATCTCCGAAAGAATCCTCCCTATTCAGTCTTTTACTGCTGAATCCAAGAAGTCTTCTGCGGTCAATATAAACATCACAGGATTGAAGGTCGATGTGGAGCCGGAGAAGGATGTTAGCGAGCCGGTGTCGATCCAGTGAGTGATCTCAACTTACAGCTCTTGCCTTGGCAGGAAGAAGTGATGCAGGATGCCTCCCGCTTCAAGATCGTTGCCGCTGGTAGACGAACTGGGAAATCCCATCTAGCCGCTATTTCTCTCATCTTATCTGCCCTTGATGGTCGGGATGGCAAGGTCTTTTACGTTGCCCCCACCCAAGGACAGGCTCGTGACGTAATCTGGCACACCATCTTTGATATCGCCAATGACATCATTGAGCGAAGTCACATCAACAACCTTGAAATAACACTAAGTGGCGGCAACACCATTTATTTAAAAGGCGCTGATAGGCCAGATTCCCTCCGTGGTGTGTCTTTGAAGCACCTTGTGCTAGATGAATATGCGTTTATGAAGCCGGATGTGTTTGAGTCCATCTTAAGACCGGCCCTCGCAGATAGGAAAGGCTCCCTAATCGCCATTGGAACACCAGAGGGAAGAAACCACTTCTACGATATGTTCCAAGGGGCCAGTGGCTGGGATGATTGGAACCAGTTCCACTACACCTCTTTTGATAATCCTCTTGTAGACAAGGCTGAAATCGAACACGCGCGGTCCACTCTTCCGGCATGGGCCTTCCAGCAGGAGTTTCTCGCCAGTTTCGACGCCAGAACAGGCGGGATTTTCGACACTGACAACTTCATTTACCACGATGAGGTAAAAGATTCCGGCGATTACTACATATCCATTGACCTTGCTGGATTCAAGGCCCAAGGGCAGAGGAAGGCCAAGAAGCGGGACAACAGCGCTATCGCCGTAACAAAGGTGGCCCCCTCTGGAAAGTGGTATGTAGAGGACATCATCTTTGGTCAATGGTCACTGGATGAGACTTGTCAAAAGATTTTTGATGCCGTGGAGAAGTACCGACCCCTGAAGATTGGCATGGAGCGGGGTATTGCACAGCAAGCCGTGATGTCCCCCCTTGGGGATTTGATGAGACGTAGGGGGAGGCTGTTCCATGTGGAGCTATTGACGCATGGCAACCAGAAAAAAGAGGATCGGATTGCGTGGGCTTTGGAGGGTAGGTTTGCCAACCAGATGATCTCCCTCAAAAACGCCGCGTGGAACGAGCGGTTTATTGATGAGGCGGCTAACTTCCCTTCTACACTTGTCCATGATGACCTGATTGACGCGCTCGCATACGCCGACCAGATAGCGCAGATCGCCTACCTAGACGGTATTGAGCTGGCAGATGACTTTGAGCCTATTGATGCTGTGGCAGGATTTTAAATGGCTAAACTTGATAGCAAAGAACCTATTCTAGAACACCTTGGTGTAGAGCATGGCCTTGCAGAATGGATGGAGGGCCTTCTTCAAGAGTGGAGATGGCACTATGAAGCCAACTATGCTGACAAGCACGAAGAGTACTACCGGCTCTGGAGAGGGATTTACGCCGAACAGGACAAGACTCGCCAATCTGAGCGTTCTAAGATTATTGCGCCAGCACTACAGCAGGCTGTGGAGTCCGCTGTAGCTGAGATTGAGACGGCATCCTTCTCTCAAGGCTTCATGTTTGACATTGAAGATCATGACCAGACACAACCAACGCCCCCTCAAGGCCAACAGCCTCAGATGCAGACCCCAGATGCTTTGCAGGGGGCGGCGGTTGCTCCATCAGATGCCCCTATTATCCGTGATCAACTTCATAAAGACATGGATAGGGCTAATTACAGGGCCGCAATAGGCGAGATCCTTATCAATTCTGCTGTTTTTGGCACAGGAATTGGTGAGTTGATGATTGAAGATTCAACAGAGTACATTCCTGCTACTCAACCCCTTAATGAAGCTAGTGGGGCGTCTCTGGTTGAGTACGGCGTAGAGGAAAGAACCCGTCCTATTATTAAGCTAAACCCTGTTCAGCCTAAAAACCTACTGGTTGACCCCAATGCAACGTGTGTATCTAGTGCAATGGGTGTCTGTGTAGAGGAGTTTGTGGGGCTACATGCTATTGAGCGACTTCAAGAGCAAGGGGTCTACCGCAGTATAGACATTGGCACAGACCCATCATGCGATGAGATTGATGCTGACCCTGAAAATGTTGTTCAGCCCCATCATAAAGTAAGAGTTCAGCGGTACTACGGGTTAGTGCCTACTGACTTACTTAAAGATGAAGGCGTTGACTCTGAATTGCTGGAAGATGGCAAGTACACAGAGGCCGTTGTTGTTGTTGGCAATGGCAAGATCCTCAAAGCTCAATCAAATCCCTATATGTGCAAGGATCGGCCTATTTGCGCCTTTCCTTGGGACGTAGTACCCAGCCGTTTCTGGGGTCGTGGGGTATGTGAGAAGGGCTATATGTCTCAGAAGGCTTTAGACGCTGAAATGAGAGCGCGCATTGACGCACTAGCCTTGACTACGCACCCAATGATGGCGGTGGACGCAACCAGAATCCCAAGGGGAGACAAGTTTGAGGTCAGACCGGGGAAGATGCTGTTGACCAACGGCGCTCCTCAAGAGGCAATCATGCCATTTAAGTTTGGTCAGGTAGATCAGATCAGTTTTAACCAAGCCCAGAACCTACAGCTAATGGTTCAGCAGGCTACAGGGGCAATGGACTCCGCTGAGATGGCCAAGGGGCCGTCATCAGACACTACTGCCGCTGGTATTAGCATGAGCATGGGCGCTGTTATGAAGCGTCAACGCCGAACACTGGTCAACTTCCAAGAATCCTTTTTTAAGCCTCTAATCAAGAAGACTGCTTGGCGTTACATGCAGTTTGATCCAGAGAAATACCCATCAAAGGACTATCACTTCTCTGTTGTCAGCTCATTGGGCGTAATTGCTAGGGAGTATGAGGTAGGTCAGCTAGCTCAGATTCTTCAGGTAGTCCCACCAGAAGCTCCGCTACACAATATGTTGATTAAGGCCATCATTGAACACATGAACGTCACTAGCAAAGAGAAGCTATTGGCGCAGATTGATCAAATGAACCAGCCCAACCCACAGGCTCAAGCCATGCAGGAGCAACAGGCTCAACTGGCGGCGGCATTGCAACAAGCTCAATCAGCAGTACTTAATGCACAGGCCGCTGAAGCTCAATCGCGGGCTATGAAGTACCAGATGGAAACTCAGATCATGCCGCGTGAGGCACTGCTTAAGTACGCTGATGTCGACAAGGACGGCAAGGTTGATGATGACTTTGAGAAGAAGATTCGCCTAGCTCAGATGTTGCTTGAAGAAGAAAAATTTAATCTTGAGTCGGAAGAACGTCGATCAGCCATAAAGAATGCAGAATCAGAGCAAAACGCGCTTCGCCAAATGCTGGGACAGCAAGCCCCACAACCTAATGGAGAGCCTCCAATTCAATGAATGCCCCTGTTAAACCTCAAGGGCTTGGCCTAGCTTCTATTATTGCGGTAATACGCAAGGAGATTGAGCAGGCTAAAACTGAGGGGCCACAGGGAGCAGATGGCAAAGAGGGCGCCAAAGGTGAGCGCGGTGCAAAAGGTGACACTGGCCCTCAAGGAAAGGTTGGCCCTAAAGGTGGGAACGGCAAGCAAGGCAAGGCCGGTAAGGATGGTAAAGACGGCAAGGATGGTGAGGACGGCGTTGGCATAAAAGAAATTCATCAGGATGGCGATGACACCATTGTTATCACAATGACTGATGGTGAGGTCTATGAGCTTGAAATGCCAAAGGGTGAAGGCACGGAGGTTCGCTATCACTCTTCAGGTGGCGGCGGCTCTAGTGGCACTGTTGATCTAGCCCCTTATGTATTGCGCCCAACTTCTAGGATGTCAGGCTGGCTGGCTTATCGTGAAGACGGTAGTAAGGGCGAGTGGACGCCTATAACTACTGACCTTGTCGCTGTTAACCCAAATCAGTTTAGGGATGCCAAAGGTAGGTTTGCGCCAACACCTAAAGAGCTTGAGGGCATTGATAACCAGCGCGATGTTAATGAATTCTTGTATGGGAAGATACAAGAGGTAGGCGGCGAGCATGAAGACTTTGCTACTCAGGAATCTTTGGCTAATGAAGCGGAGATGCGCCGCACGAAGGATGATCTTCTTCAAGACCAGATCAACAGCAATCAAAGCCAGATAGATCAAATACAAGAGAAAGGCTACGACGATACTGAAATCCGCGCTCTGATTGATGACGAGGTTCTCAATCGCTCGCTTGCGGACATTGGTGTGCGTGACGGCTTGCAACATCAGATTGACATCCTCAAGCAATATTCGTTTAGCGAGTTAGATGACAAGATCAACATTGAGAGCGAGACTCGCCGCGTTGCTGACCAAGGATTGCAAGCTGAGATTACTTCACTTGCTATCACCTTGTCAGAAGAATCAAATCAAAGAAAAAGCACCGATACTGAGTTACAGGGTCAGATAGATTCTCTTGAAGCATACGATGACACAGAGATTAAGGAAGGGCTTTCTGCTGAGATCACTGCTAGGGAAGAAGGTGATACCAACTTACAGAGCCAGATAGATGCTATCTCTGAAAAAGGCTATGACGATACCGAGATCAGAGAAGGACTTGCCAAAGAGTCTGAAGACAGGAAAGAAGCAGATCTGGCCCTTGCCAAGCAAGTACAGGATGAAAAGACTGAGAGATCACTAGCCGACATTGGTTTGAGAGACAGCCTACAGGCTAACATTGATGCCATTGAGATCCCCAGCTTAGATGGTTACGCCACGGAAGAATATGTAGACGGGGCAATCGACGCCATTGAGTTCCCTGAGACAGACTTATCAGAATACGCAAAGGCTGAGTATGTTGATGCTGGTGACGCAAACCTACAGACTCAGATAGATAACATAGAAATCCCCAGTATTGATGGTTTAGCTACAGAGGAGTGGGTCACTGGAGAGATTGAAGCAATAGAATTTCCTGAGACAGACTTAACTAACTACTACACCAAGGGCGAGGTTGATAAGTCTCAGCAAGACCAAGATGCCTTAATAGCTGAGAACACAAAATCCATTGGGGATGAGGCTCAAGCCCGATCCGAAGCTGATGCGGCCCTTGACGCAAAGATTGATGCAATCGAAATACCCAGCCTTGAGGGTTATGCCACCGAAGAGTACGTTGATGACGCAGTAGGGGCAATAGAATTTCCTGAGACTGATCTCACTGCCTACGCAAAAACGGAGTACGTTGACGCAGGCGATAGCAACCTACAAGAGCAAATCGACGGGATTGAAATACCCAGCCTTGATGGGTACGCCACAGAAGGATGGGTATCTGACCAGATAGACGCTATCCCCGAAACAGATCTTTCTAATTACTACACTAAGACTGAGGTTGATGAGTCTCAAAGCACTCAAGATGACAGGATTACTGTTAACGAGGGCGGGATAGCTTCAAATGCTCAGTCTATTGAAGTAGAGGCAGAGGTTAGGGAGCAGGAGGACAATCACCTACAGGCAGAAATAGATCAGATAGCACTGGCGCTTGAGGCGCTACTGGTTCAAAGGGAAGCAGGCCAGTGGAAGTACATTGGCTTTTCTGGTGACAACATCCCCCGAAATCCCGGAGAGTTTTCTCTCCTATCTGATGATCTCTCATCTTCTGAGAATAACATCACAATCAACCAGACTGACCTTGGTGATAAGTTTCATGGGTTTGCTGGTGTAGCTGTAGGCGATTATGTAGAGATTGTTGACCTTGATAAGCCAGATGAGTACGCCCTGTTTATTGTAGACAGCGAGCCTAATGGTACTGGCATTGTCTCAATGAACCTGAAGCTCAAGGACAAGGGTAATAACTTCCTTGTCGGCACTACCTGTGAGATTAGATTTTTCCAGTTAAACGAGCAGGATCTGGACTTAACAGAGCTTGATGCTAGATACCTAACAAAGAAGGGCGGAAAGACTGACGGTATTCTTATCCTTGGATATGATGAGGAAGTAACAAACAATGAGGCGGCGGCTCAGATTGGCTTTGTTAAGACGCATGTTGACGAAGCCATACAGAGAATCCCGCCACCTGACCTGTCTGCTTATGCGTTAACAGAGTACGTTGACGATGCTGATCTAAGCCTCCAGCAACAGATCGACGCCATTGAAATCCCTAGTCTTGATGGCTATGCCACAGAGGAATACGTGGATAGCGCCGTCGATAGCATTGAATTCCCTGAGACAGACCTTTCTAATTACTACACCAAGCAGGAAGTGAATGAGTCACAGCAGTCCCAAGACAGCCTGATAGCTGGGAATACAAGCTCTATTGAAGGCGAAGCGCAAGCCAGAGCAGATGCTGACACTGCCCTTGATGCGAAGATCGACGCCATTGAGATACCCAGCTTAGAGGGCTACGCGACAGAGGATTACGTTGATACTGCAATTGAGGGGATTGAATTCCCTGAAACTGACCTTACCGAATATGCCAAAACAACCTACGTTGATTCCGCTGATGCGTCATTGCAGGGGCAGATTGACGCGCTTGAAGCGTATGATGATTCTGGCATTAAGCAGGGACTTGCTGATGAGGTTGTTGCAAGGGAGACGGGTGACGCTGATCTACAGGGTCAAATAGATGCTATAGAAATCCCCAGCCTAGATGGGTATGCAACGGAAGAATGGGTATCTGGTCAGATAGATGCCATCCCTGAGACTGATCTAACTGAGTATGCCAAGACTGATTATGTTGATGTCGCTGATCAGGGCCTGCAATCCCAGATTGATGCGCTTGAAATACCTAGCCTTGAGGGTTACGCCACAGAGGAATATGTTGATACAGCTATCGACGCTATTGAATTCCCTGAAACTGACCTGTCAGCGTATGCAAAGACCGAATATGTTGACGCCGCTGACGCTTCATTACAGCAACAGATAGATGATATTGATATTCCTAGCTTAGAAGGCTATGCAACTGAGGAATATGTCGATACTGCTGTTGATGCAATAGAGTTTCCAGAGACAGACCTATCTGACTATTACACAAAGGGAGAGGTTGACGCCTCTCAGCTATCTCAGAACGAGAAGATTACAGCCAATGAGCAGGGCGTTGCCAAGAACAAAGGCGATATTGCTTACCTTCAGACGGGCATTGACGCAAACGCGGCGGGCGTTGATAAGAATAAAGGCGATATCGCTTTCTTACAGTCATCCATTGACACTAATGCGGAGGGTGTCGAGAAGAATAAGAATGACATTGCGTATTTGCAGACCGGGATTGACGCCAATGCAGGAGGGATAGAGAAGAACAAAGGCGACATTCTCATCCTTGATGGGGATATTAAAGACAACACGGCGGCTATTGAGGGTGAGGCACAGACAAGGGCTGATGCTGATGCTGGCTTACAGAGCCAAATTGACGCCATTGAAGTACCCAGCATTGATGGGCTGGCTACTGAAGACTATGTTGATGGTGCGATTGACGCCATTGAGTTTCCAGAGACAGACCTTTCTGGTCTGGTCAGCAAGACCGGCGGCGATGACATGGAGGGGCCGCTTCATGTTAAGGGCCACAGCGGTGACAGTCGAGGCACTAGCCGAGTTAAGACCCTTGGCGTTTTCTCTGATTCAAGCTCCGCTCTCCGTTTAGGGACTACGACTGACCGCGTTTACATTGAAGACGATAACACTAAGTTTAACGGTGGTGTGCTGGTCAACAACATTGGCCCCAAGACTGAAGACGGCAGGGGCGTCACGCTCAATGTCGAGGGAACTAACGACAAGCATCTGGTAACTAAAAAGTACGTTGATAATGCGGTTGACGCTATTGAGATTCCTGAGTCTCCCGACCTATCTAATTACGTTTCCAAGACAGCCGGTGACCAGACCATGACAGGGCCGCTCACGATAAGTGGGCTTGGCACATGGAAGGGGTCACGGATTAAGCTTGATTACGTTACAGCGAACAGCGAGTCAAGCATTCTGAAATTCGGCACGCCAGAAAACGAGGAAAATCTGCGGGTCTACAAAGACAAAGTTAAAATAAGCTCCGTGCCGCTCCTCTTAAAAACAATTCACGGGTTTGCGAGCGGTCATGGAACTTATTACGAGGGAGCGTATACCGAGCCCAATCACATAGCCACAAAGAAGGATGTAGACGAGGCTATGCGACAGATCCAAGCCCTTAAGGACGAGCTGAGGAAAACGTAATGTCAGTGCTTTCAAAGAAACAGTTTGATGAGCTTGTAGAAAACACAACAACTTATCTGCAAGAGCATTCAATGCAGATTGCTAGGCTAGAGCGTCAGGTTTCTGAGCTGAATGCTCGCTTGACTCACATGGAGAACAGGAAAAAGCCGGGGCCAAAGCCAAAGGTAGAGGCCGCGTGAGCTTAACAGACAAAGAATTTGATGAGGCAGTTGACCTTTTTTCTATGCCGGGGTGGAAAACTCTTATGCAGGAAATTGAAGATCAGCTTGACCTTTGCACTATTGATGCCTGTAACTCGCTGGAGGATTTACATTTCACCAAAGGCAGGGCGGCAGTGCTAAGAATGCTATTAAATTACGAGAACTACGTTCGGAATTTAGAAGACGGGGAGCGGGACTATGAGCTTCAATAGCTTTTTTGCTCCCCTTGTTAGCAACATATGTATAGAGAATTTGGCTCGCCGGGAGCCAGATCAGGGACTATCCGTGAAAGCGGCCCCTGTTTTTGTAATCCGAATAACCCTATGAGGAGCGGATAATGGGCGCGGAAATTATTGACGATGTGCTAGAGGAAGAGAATCTTCAAGAAGGAGAAACTTTTGCCGATCCAGCCGAAGACGAACCTGTCGAACAGGAGCTTCAGGAGCCGGTACAAGAGCCAGAAGAAGAGGATGTTCCTGATGAGTTTAGAGGCAAGTCTGCCGCTGAATTAGCAAGGATTATCCAAGACAGAAATCAAACGATTGACCGTCAAGGATCTGAGCTTGGCTATATGCGGAAGACTTTTGACTCTGTAGCTAATCAAAATGCACAGCAGTCTGTTCCAGCACAACCGGAACCGGTGTCTGATGAGCCGGTAGATTTCTTTGTTGACCCTCAAAGGGCTGTTGATCAGCGGATTGCTAGTCATCCCGCTTTAAAGCAGGCCGAAGAGACATCAAAGAAGCTACATCAAGCTCAAGGTCAGCAGTACATCTTGGCTAAACACCCTGATGCAAAGGAAATTTTGTCTAGCAATGAATTTGCTAGCTGGATACAAGGCAGTCCAGCGCGATTGCGGCGGTTTCAGTACGCAGATTCACAGGGGGATATTGAAGAAGCTGATGACCTTCTTACTACCTTCAAGGAATTGAAGGGATCTGTCAGCAATGCAAGACAGGCAGAAGCTCAGGCCCAAAAGAAAGCCGTTAGTGCCGCCGCTGTTGGTAGCACTCGCGGTAATTCAGACGCAGTAACGTCAAAGCGTATATATCGCTCTAGCGATTTACGTAAAATTATGCGTGAAAACCCTAAGCTCTATGAAGAGCGAGAAGATGAATACACCTTAGCTTATATAGAAGGACGGGTTCGCTAACTTATAGGAGGCCATCATGGCTTTAGATGAATCATACGCTAAAGGTTCGAGCGTAAATAACACGAACCACGCTACGTTCATTCCCAAGTTGTGGAGTGATGAGATCATTGCTGAGTACGAGAAGTCTCTCGTAATGAAGCCGCTGGTCAAATCAATGAAGATGACAGGCAAGAAGGGAGACACTATCAACATCCCTATGCCTGTACGTGGCGAAGCAAACGCAAAGGTAAAAGAGACTCAGGTAACACTGGTTGCTGATACCTCTACTAACAAGGCGATCTTGATTGATCAGCACTGGGAGTACTCACGTTTTATTGAAGACATCACTGACGTTCAGGCGTTGTCTTCAATGCGTAAGTTCTACACTCAGGATGCTGGTTATGCCTTGGCTACTAAGGTTGACAGTGATCTGGTTGCCGATGCACTGGCTGGTTGGACTGTAAAAGGTCACATGACTGACACTGGCTTGGTTGTGCCTGCTGTTGCTGGCTCTGCCGGTGACTTCTCTGACCAAGGGTTCCGTGATGGCATTCAGATTCTGGATGACGCTAACGTGCCTATGGACAATCGTAAGTTGGTAATCCCTCCCTCAGCGCGTAACCACATCATGGGCATTGATCGCTATGTATCTAGCGACTTTGTTAATGGTCGTGGTGTTGTTAACGGCAAGATTGGTGAGCTGTATGGCGTAGATGTTTACGTCAGCACTA